CCTTGTATAATGTCAACATTAACAATTCCAGAAGTAATATCTTGCCCATCTTCAAATGGATAGGGGCTTATTCCACTACCAGTTAATGGGTCTGGATATAAATATACTTTGAATACATCTTTAACTGCCACTAGAATCTCGCCTTCGTACTTACTTTGCCATATTGCTTAATTGCACTTGATACCTGGCGACCAAGGGCTGGACCATTTGTACCAAGACCTGCGTTAATTGTAATTGCTATTCCTGACTTTGATTGTAATGATGGCATTGATATTCTTGGCACTGCAATTCCTGCTTGTGCTCTGTTTGATACAGACTTAACTGCTGGTGCATTAAATGTACTTGCTAAACCATTAATAATATTCTTACCAATACCAGCGAACACCTTTGATGGAGAAGCAATACCTAAAGCCTTCTCAGCCCAGTCAGGAACAAGGTTCTTAAAGAATCCTGTAACTTTGTCTTTTAGCCAGCCAACCATGTTCTGCATTCCATTCCAAAGACCAGTAATAATGTTCTTTCCAACATTAAGCATTGCTCCTGGAATTGCTTCAAACTTATCAATGATGTCGTCAACAAATCCCTTAACCTTGGCACCAAACTCTCCAATTGCGTCTTTAGCATCTTTTGCAAAGTTCTTAATTGCATTCCAAACTTTACCAACAACTTCTGTAACTGTATCCCAATTCTTAACAAGAAGAACAATAATTGCAATGATTGCTGCGATAGCAATAATAACAAGTCCAATAGGGTTGGCACTCATTGCAGCATTGAATAACCACTGTGCTGCAGTAACTAAACCAAGTGCTGCTTGCTTTGCCAATAAAGCACCTGTTGCTAATGTTGTTGATGTCTTAAGTGCACCCATAAGCATAAGGATTGGTCCTATAATTGCAATCAATGCTCCAATACCAACGATGACTGATTGGATTGGTCCAGGAAGTGCTGTGAATAAGTTAATAGCAATTGTCAATGCCTTAGATGCAAGCATAATTGCTGGCTCTAATGCTTTACCAATCTTAAGTGCTGCTGTTTCTGCTGATCCCTTTAGTTGTTCAAGTGCACCAGACATTCCATCCATACGAGCATTTGCAAGTTTAGATGCTGTTCCGTTTTTATTAATTTGGTCATTTAAATCTTCATATCCATCAACATTTAATTTCATAAGTGTTGATGCTGCTCTCATACCTTCAACGCCAAACAAAGTCTTTAGTGTAGCAACCTGCTGTGCATCAGACATTCCCGTTAATTGCGTTTGAAGTGTTTTGATAATTTCAGGCATTGTCTTCATTGTGCCATCTGCATTTTGGAATGATATATCTAAATCATCCATTAACTCCGTTGCTTTTTTGGTTGTTGGAACTAATCCTAAGAACATTCTGTTAAGTGATGTACCTGCAGTTGTTGCATCAATACCCGCATTGTTCATTGCTGCTAATGCTGTTACTGTTGTGTCAAGTGGAATCTTTAACATTGATGCAGTTGAGCCTACATACTTTAATCCACCTGCTAAATCTTGTACTCCTGCTGTAGATGCAACGGCTCCTGATGCAAGAAGGTCAACTACCTTTGTTGTGTCTTCTGCTGCAATTCCAAATGTGTTCATGGTGTTTGCCATGATTGTTGAAGCCTCTACAAGACCAATACCTTCAGTTGCAGCAAGGTTAAGTGTATTTGCTAATGCTCCAGCCTTAATCTGTGCAGGAGTTAAACCAGCCTTAGACAACTCAAGCATTGCAGATGCTGCTTCATTTGCAGAGAAAACAGTATCAGCACCTAGTTGAATTGCTAAGTTGCCAAGTTTATCTAATTCTTTTCCACCTATGCCAGCATTAACGCCAAGAGAAGCCATAGAGACTTGGAAGTCTGCTGCAGTCTTAACACCTGCTGCTGCTACGCCTAGAAGTGGAAGAGTTACACCTGCAGTTAATGTTTTACCAGTAGATTTTAATTGTGCTCCTGTTGCGCCAGATGCTCCAATGCCACTAACTGCAGCATTAGCCTGACCAACGGCTGCAAGGAGTTTGCTGACATCACCATCAATATCTACGGTAATTTTTTGTGCCATTACTTGCTCCTCCTGTTAAGTGCATTTGCTATTGCACCGTACTCTTCCAGCGTCATATCCCAAAACTGATCTGGCGTATATCCTGTTTCTATACAGAACTCAGCCATCCTGTTTAGGCTGGATTCACTTCTTTTGGGTCTGTGAATTCAACTCCTGCAAGGTCTGTCAACTCTTTAATTGACATTTCTTCTGCTTCTACCATTGTAAGGGATGGGTTGTTTCGCTTTGCCATCATATATTGCATTGCGAATGCTAGTTTTGACTTGGACTTGCTTTCAGTCCATTCGTCCATAGGTAAGTCAAGGTATTCTTCAATTTCTGCTAATTCTTTCCACTTTAGCGTGGACATTAAATCTTGTTGTTCCATTTTACTGCCTCCTGTTAGTCTAAGTTATACTTTTTGATTCTGTCTGAAATTCCATCTTCATACTTCTTGATGATGGCATTCATATTGTTTTGTACTGCTGGCATTAAGTAGGGTTTTGCTTGTCTGTTTTTTGCTGGCCAACCATACTCAATAACACCAGCATAAGGAACTCTTTCGCTTCCTGCATAAACTTGAACGCCATCTTTTGTTGAGACGCTTCCAATTGATGCTGCAAGTGCTCCAGTTCTTTTTGGTGCTAAAGCAGAAGCATTACTGGCAATTAGTTTTCCAATTTCATCTCCAAAACCGTTAAGTTCTTTTATGTCATTTGAAAATTTTAAAAGCAGTGCTGTTAATACATCAACGCCTTTAACTTCTACCTTTAATGCTTCTGCCATAGCGACCTTATTTAATTATGCAACTACTCGTGTTGGCTTGCCATCAAGGATGATGTTCAAGTCATAAACGAAGAACTCGCCTGCTGCTCCACCAAGATCTGGAACAGTCTCTGCATAGCCAGTCGCTGTGAAGTGTGGCTGTGTAGAAGTTGCTGTTGCATTACCGTGTGGTGCGTATGTGATTGATATTGTTGCGCCTGGGTTGTCAAACAACTCAGACCACAATGATGCTGCTTGTACATCCTGGAAACCAGTGACTGCACATGTGAAATCTAGACTATCTGTGTAATCTCCAAAACCTAGTGTTCCAACTTCAGATGAGAATGTTACATTGCTCACTGAACCTGCATACTCTGTTCCATCAACTTCAAAGATAATTGATTTGCCTTTAATTCTTGCCATATCAATTTCCTCCTGTTATGTCTATTGAAATGTTTATATTTGTTGCTAAGAACCGTGACCCATTTACTTCTTGAATAAATGGCTTATCTACGGTTAATGTTGTTGCTGTGGTGTATTCCCAAATAGCAGGTATTAGAGTATCAAGAGTATCGTCAAGATTTTCTGTTTCTGTTTCATTAGTTGCATACGGTACTAAAATAAGTACTTTCCAATTAGATGCATAATCTGCATCGTATTGATTTTCGTAAACAGTAATAAACTGAGCATCAGGTTCCATAATCGCACAAAGTGGATTTGGTCTTTCTGGTACAAACTTGTAGACCTTTGAAATACCACCAAGAACGATGGCACTTTCAAGTTCTGTTCTTACTGCTGCTAAATTCATCCGAATCTCACCATATATCTATTAAGTAAAGGATACACACCAACGAGTGGGTCCCTAGCAGTATTGATGGGGGCACCATCATAAGTTGCATATTGAGACACACCCATTGGTGCGTTACGACGATTGAATAGTTCTGAACCAACTTCAAGGTAGCAACGCTTTAGTACACCAACAGGAACTTTGGTAGATGCAATATAACTTGCAACCAAATCCTTTGATGTGTCCCAGCATTCTTCTACATAAGCGTCATCGTTAGATGAAGCACCTACATATGCTTTCAAATCAGTCCAGTCCATTTTAGTCTCCTGTTATTTAATTAGTCTAGTGGGTTAGCAACGATAGTCATTGCCTTTGGTTCTGGAGCAGCGATGCCCAAGTAACCGTACACTGAGAATGAGTTTGTAAGTGTTGTAATCTCTTCGTCGTTTAGACGGAAAGGTGCACCTGCTGACTCGTATGTTGTGAGTGCTGCTGAGTTACCAACATAGAATGAACCATTAGCGAGTGATGGATCCATTACGATTGGTAGACCAAGAATTACTCCAGTCAAACCAACTGGGTTGATTGAACCGAATGTGTTCTGTGTTAGTCCTGCGTTTGAAAGGATTGGACGACCTGAGCCATCTACAATCTTTGCAAGAGCCTGGAAGACATCGCTTGAAACAAGGATTACTTCTAGTGCACGACCTGCGTTGTTGTTAACATCTGCAGCAGCCTTTGCAAGTGCTCCAATAACATCATCTGCTTCCCATGCTGAAACTGTTGCAGTGTTGAAGTTTGCTGATGCTGTTACAACTGCTGCACGAGCAGCGGCGTTTGTTGCTGCAGCGTACTTAGCAACCATTGCACGGAATGCTGTATCAACATATGCAATAGATGAACGCTCTACAACCTGGCGTGACATATCTGTGTATCCACCGTATGTCTTGATTGGTGCAGTTGCTGAAGTAAGAGTCAACTTACCGTAGTCAAGAACATCGCCTTCTGCAGCCTGCTCTCCAACAGCGAGTGTGTTGGTATTTACTAGTGGGTATTCCACATTCATTCCGTCAGCAGGTAGTGCTGCAGATGAAAGAACATTGAATGTTGGACGGCCTGCGTTCAAGATACGAACTGTATCTGAAACCCAAGCATTCTTCATGATTGAATCGCCTGAATCTGCGCCAGTGAATGTACGGTGCAACTCTAGTGCATCTTCTCTTCCTGCTGCTACAGACTTTACGAACTCTCCGAATGAACGGAATTGTGGTACTGAGATTGATGGTGCCTTTTCTGATGCAATAACATCTAGACGACGCTCCAACTCCTCTGCGTGATTACGGACTTCCTCAATTGCTGAAGTGTAATCAGGTGTTGTGTTTTCCATGGATATTTCCTCCTGATTGGTTTCTTCTCTGACTGAAAGTACTTCAGCCTTGTCGTATGCGGGAAATGCAACTAAGGATACTTCCTTAAGATTTACCTTTTTACGAATTATTGTGTTGTTTTTCTTTTCATCTATTACTGGGATGAATCCAACTGAGAATGAACGGATTGCTCCATCCTTAACTAGGTTAAGTGTTTCATTTCCCAAAACTGTTTCTGATATCTTGGCTCTAATTAATAGGCCTTCATCAGATTCTTCCATTGCTGTAACTACTCCAATGATTTCATTGTGGTCACGGAATAGTTTGACATTTGCGTTTAGGTCTACTGCGCCTTTTTCAAAACGCTCTGACCAACCTCCACCAATATCAATTGTGTCGTTGTAAGGAACAGCGATACCAGAAACTTCACGCTTCTCTGCATCTGTTGCTCTTATTTCAAACGAACGGGTAATCATATCTGTCATAGTCATTACTCCATTTTAGGCTATAGGTTGACTGTCATCAACGACATCAACTGGAGCCTCTTGTGTTATTTCTGACATTCCTTCCATCTCACGGACTTCTGGAACTGTCAAGAAATTATTGCTTAGTCCAATTGCGTAGGACTCATATCTTGTCTTTTGATTTGGACGCAAGAACTCAGTTAAATTGAATTCTGCATATTGTCCTCTTGGCAAAAGATCAGTGATTGCTTGCTGGATGCGAACAATATATTGCTGCAATCCATCTTCAAACAACTTTGCTCTGTCTTCGTTACCGTTGACATAAGTCATGCCCTGTCCTTCAATTCCCATACCAAGATACATTGTTGGTACACCAAACATCATTGCAATCTGGCGTGTAATAAACTTCTGGTTTTCTAGGAACTGTGCCTGCTCAGGATTAAGTGCGAGTGAATCATACTTAAGTCCAGATGATAGGACAGCAACGCTTCTTTCTTGCTGCGATTCAATGAATGCTTGCTTGTTTTGCTTTGCAACATCTGCAGAAAGAAATTCTGATGTTGTTAATGTTCCAGTTGGAACTGCTGCAGTACGGAACCAGTTGTCAGCGTAATTGTGTAAGTCAAGTGCTGAACGCAATACTGATTTGTGTCGCTGCAATGGTCCTTCACCAAGTAGTGATGTTGAACCTGGTGCATGCCACAACTTAAGATGCTTAATATCATTTGATGTGTATCTCTTTGAGTTATAGAGATAATAAATCTTTCCTGTCTCATCTGTTGAGACGCTTACATCTTGTGGATGAAGGTTTCTAACATTTACAATACCTCTTTGACCACGCTGGATATACCAATAAGCATTTCCGTATGTTGCCATATGTATTAATGTTGTGCCAAGCCATTCTGCTTGTGATACCTGGTTTTCAATATCTGGTGTGTCTAACCAAAGTGGGTTAATTAATTGTGTGTTGCCTCTGTAAACACTTACAGGAATTTGCATCATTGCAGTTTCTAATACTGATGTGGCTCGTGACACAGCAACAAGACTAAGAGCAGTAGTTGGTGTTACGCTAACTGCTTCTCTTACTGGTGCAGTGTTTGCTACTCCACGATTCTCTGTGTCAGGAACGAATGTTGGTTCAAGTTCATAACCAAGTCTGTTGACTAATCTATCTCTAAAGCCCATTATGTTCTCCTCAATGTACCATCTGTTGTGGTTTTATTTGTGTTTCCACAAACCAGATAGCCAATACTGTTGCTACTGCTGCATCTATTTCAGTTCCGCTGTCTTTACGGGCAATCCTCCAGGATTCTCCGCTATTTTTACGCACTGCTCGCTGCATTTGCAAGGAAACTATGTCATCACTAGGATGAATTAGTTCCTTCTTCATTATTCTACTATATGTGTTGTTTGATGCAGATATTAAATCTTTATTTGATGTCATTTGTACACGAAGACCCTTTTGTTTTAATGCAGCCCCTAGGTCATCTAATACATTTCCATCCATAATGAATGGTTTGCCAAACTTGGCTAGATCCAAACATAATTTAATGACTTCATCAATATTAGTATTGTTTAATGATGCCACAAGTTCTGTAGCAATCATGCCATCTTCCTGCATCTGAGCAGTCACGATAGATACATATTCCCACCCAGAGGTACGCTCAATGGCAAACACTTCAGGGTTAACAGGTCTACCATTTGGACATTGAGACCACGCTCCCACTGGTATCCAAGCGTTCATACTGGACACAAACTGGTTTAAACGGTATCGTCTAGCGTCTGGTTCAGGCATTGTGGCTAGTTCGTTCTTGACTGATTCCCAGTTTAGGATGCCACTTGCTAATTGTGGGTTAGCCATACGAACTGCTTCTTCATCATCAATAGCACAGCCTTTTGGTGCTTCCCAACAGAAGAAACCAAACCTTTCTAGGTCTTCCTGTCCCTGGATAGCCAGCATTCCTCTTTCGTACAAATGTTTCAAGAGGTTTGATGTATCATCGCCAGCAGTTGTGATACCAATGGTTAGCCCATCTGTGCGGGTAGCAGAACCAAGAGACATTGCAGTCCACACATCTTCTTTGGCAACATGGAGTTCGTCAAATATGACCATTGATGGATGCAAGCCTTGGGCTGTTGCAACATTAGCACCAATAACCTTATACATTCCTGTACCATCTTTAGTCCAAAGACCACGATGCTCAGTAGATTTACTAAAGAAATGTGCAAGCAATTCAGATGAATCTACCTGGTGTTTTAGCCGTCTATAAACAATCTTTGCCTGATCCGCACTTGCTGCGACGGAAATTACTTCAGGTGCTGGCTCGTGCAGAAGCATACCGTACAGGGCAAATAAGGCCCCTAGGAGGCTCTTTCCGTTCTTTCTAGGCATAGATATAACCACCTGCTTATAACGCAGCCTACCAGCCTTAGAAGGGTCATAATAGTCATCTGGATAACGCTCTAAGACATGGTTGATTAACCACTTCTGCCAGTCAGTTAGGGTTAGTATTTCGTCATTTTTCTCAGGTAATCGCCAGAGGGTTTGACTAATATTAATAACCTTACTACCATCTGAAACAAAATCCTCAGATAACGGTTCCGTCCAGAAGGTAGGAAGCCAAGGAATATCATCCGTTTGCAATAGCCTGTAACATTTCTGCTGGAGACATTTCTGTACTCTTGCGGTTATTGAGCAAACCAAGGTTTGATAGCAAACCAATTAGGATGGGTGCATTCTGATGACGCTTATCTGGATGGGCATCTATGGTTTCTGCCAATAGGACTGCTTGCTTGGCTGCTGCTAGGTCTACATCATCTAGCCATGTAGCCTTGGATATAGACATTCTTACGCTATCTGCCAAAGTGTAGTCTAGGTTTAATGGTTCATTTACTGCTGATACTTCTCTAAGACCTCTAGGGCCTTGGCTCATACCTGTTCTCATTTACTTCTCCTTTTACTATTTTATATTTCTGGTTTTCTATGACACTCTTACGGGGTGCCAATTTCCAAAATAAAAAAACCAAACTTTTTTCAAACCAAATTTCTGCCAAACCTTCAAACCTTTCAAACCTTTATAGCCCAATGTCTGCCAAACCAGGATATAGAGGTTTGTTATACCAATAGGGATATTGCTTATCCTTCTTTGTCCCGCTTTTCTTTGCGTCTCACATAGTGAGATGGTTTGTCTCACTATTTGGAAAGGCCTTTGAAAGGCTGCTCTTAAGAGAGTACCCAAACCATCATATCCCCACATCATGCATACCTCTTATTGAAGTATCTCATGCGTATCAATGTCTTGTCTTGTCTACCACTGTTGCATTTGGTACATGCTGGTAATAGGTTGCTTACGCTATTGTCTACAATACCGCTGGATAATGGAATGATGTGGTCTGCGGTGTTTGCTACACCATTGCAGTAATGGCATGTCCATTGACTAGCCTCAAGGACTATCTTTCTGTTTCGCTTGTACTCTGCGGTGGCGTATGGTGAACCCATCCTATTACCCTTCCCAATCCACAGCATCGCTCATATCCACATCCGCATCCTTCACAGTACCAGACATCCTTGGCTCCCTCTGGAGTAATCTCTCGCATCTATCCCAAACCTCCCTATAGTCATCCCAACTAAAGGCTACCTCTCCTATATTTACCAGGTCTAGGAGATGTGCTGCACAATTCCATCCCCAGTCATGATGATAATAGTAGGCTGACTGAGTACATCTCTCACATACCCTGGGCCTTTGGGTGGTCTTGTATTTGCCCAGGTAGTAGAAGGGGTTATTGGAGAAACCATATTTGGGATGTGCTGTCATATCCTGTCTAGTATATCAGAAACAGCCTTATTGATGGTTCCTCTATCCCTTTGGTTAGGACTTCTATCCATAGCCAAGGTAAATATGGCAGCATAGCCATTATAGAGTCTTTCTTCTATAGTCTTTCTAATAGCCTGGTTATCTCTCATTTCACTGAGTTGATAGTACTTCTCTTCCCATACTTCTACTTTTACCTTCTTTGGTCTTCCCCGCTTAATTTCACTCACGCTCAGTATTCCTTATCTGCTCCATGAAATCTTCTAAGTTATCAGCAATAATGGCATCATTAGGCTTTCTTGGCCTTCTTTTCTCTACACTAGAGTTCTTTGATTGCAAGATTACCTCTAGGTGATTGGTATTTACACAGGCTCTGTTATGGCAAATATGATTCAAAACCATTCTATCGCCCTTACGCTCTGATCCAGAGCCAAGTGGCAAAGCAGCCATTCCATGCTTGAGTGCCCATGCAAAGCGATGAGCAAATACTGGATTTCTATAGGTTATGCCTAATTCGTCATTGAAGGCTATACCCATTACAGCATAGCCATTTTCATTAGTTGATTTTGTCCAAACAATACAGCCATCGTCTTGGACCTTGGTATTCTTATGGAAGGTGTTTATAATCCTTGCTCTTGTTATACCGTGGGCTATTGCCCTATCTTTCTTTGTTATCATCTCTTTTATCTCTTTTCTGTTTGTTTTTGTCTTAATGTTCATCTTTTAGGCAAGCCCCCCTTTCCCCCCATAGATTTTTATCTATAGAGTTTAAGGAGAAACTTACTAAAAGAATATCTCTCAGTGAAAGCCCCTACAACCTAATATCAAGTATAGCAGAGTTTTAAATGTTTTGCAAATGTGAAAGCCTCACAAGAAAGAGATAACCTGTGAGGCCCATCTTCACTAGGATGTGATGATACTTAAGTATAACATAAGCCTTTAGAACCTGTCAAATAGCCCTAGGGGTAGGTAAGGATACCAAGAAGCCGTGAAAGTGGCTTAAAAGGGCCTTAGAAGGCTTTTTAGAAGGATGTGAGAGCCACTCTCTTCCATGTAGCAGACCCTGGAGCACCACCTGATATACAAATATATAGATAATCATTATCAAACCCAAGTTGGCCAAAGTTTCCACCACCAGTAGAAGTTGCAGGGCCTGAGCCAGATATAACCATTGCTCCATTAAAAGCAAAGGTATTGCCTGCTCCACCAGATGGGTCAAAGTTTATTGTCAGTGCATCTGCAGCAGCATCATTTTTCTTAATCTTAAATGAGTTGCTGTCTCTTGTAATAGATGTTTCACCAACTTTAAATGTACCAGTAGTTGTAAGAGAACCATTAACTGTTACAGTCCCTGCAGAAAAATCTCCACCAATCAATGGTGTTGATGTGCTTGAATTAGCAATATAAAGTTTATTGCTTTGTGTTTCATTTGTTCCAGCCTCATAACCAACAAAAACGCTTCCTGAGCCTGCTGAGTTTCTTCCTGCAAAGTATCCAATTGCTGTGTTATTTGAACCATTGTAATTGTTTTGAATAGCACCTCTACCAATTGCTGTGTTTCTTTGTGTTGTAGTGATAGTAGCAACAGGTGCACTAAACCCTGAACCAGCAAGTAATCCTGCTGGATAAGAAGGATAGAATGCAGGATTTATAATTAGTACTTGACCAACACTATATCCAGAACCTGGGCTAACACCTGCTGTTATTGTAGCAGAGCCACCAGAAACAGCCATGTTAACAATAACTGGATAACCAAAATAATTAAAGTTTTGTGGAAATAGAGGAATATTGGTATATGTTCCATCTGTGTATCCTGAACCACCAACAATTGTTCCAACAGTTAATACACCACTACCATTAAGTTGGCCTGTTCCAGCACCTACAAAAGTTTGTTCTGAAGTTGTTCCTCCAAAACCACCAGCACCATTACCAACTCCAGTATTTAGGTTACCAGTTGTAACACCAGCCAAAGCATTTCTTCCTACAGCAGTGTTTGAATTACCAATAGCAGATTCTAATGCAGCATAGCCAATTCCAGTATTGCTTGCTCCTGTTATATTATTTCTAACAGCAAATGAACCAATTCCAGTATTAAATCCTGAAGTTGTGTTTAACGCTAATGCTGCAGCACCAATTGCTACATTGTTGCTTCCTGTTGTATTTTGGTCAAGTGAGCCAGAACCAATAGAAATATTGTTATTACCAGTTGTATTATTAAACAGAGCAGCCTGCCCAATTCCAATGTTATCGCTTCCAGTAGTCTTGTTTAATGATTGTGAACCAACTGCTGTATTGCTGTTGCCTACTGTGTTTAAAACAAGAGTATTAGCACCAACTGCTGTATTACGACTACCTGTTGTGTTTGCTTTAAGAGCATTTCTACCAAAAGCAATATTGTTAACACCTGTTGTATTGGCCTGAAGAGCATCGTTACCAACTGCAGTCAAATCACTTACAGTTGTAATATTATCAAGCGTATTAAAACCAAGTGCAATGTTATTTTGTCCTGTTGTAAGTGCATCCATTGCATTAGTATTGTTAAACTTGATGTTGTTTGTGTTAACAATTACTGTACCGTCTGTTCCTGCAGCACCTGTGGCTCCAGTTTCTCCTTGGATACCCTGGATTCCTTGCTCACCCTGAATTCCTTGCGGTCCTTGAGGTCCAACTTCTCCTTGGATTCCTTGAGGTCCAGTGTCACCAGTGTCACCTTTGACACCTTGGATTCCCTGATCTCCAGTGTCTCCCTTAAGACCTTGTTCTCCTTGAATTCCCTGTGGACCAGTTTCTCCTTGAATACCCTGAATTCCTTGGTCACCAGTATCACCTTTAGGACCTTCAATTCCTTGAATGCCTTGCTCTCCCTGGATTCCTTGAATTCCTTGGTCGCCTTGAGGCCCCATTGGTCCTTCTGGTCCAGTAGGTCCTGTTTCTCCTTGAATACCAACTGCACCATTAAGGTTGACAGTCCAATTAGAATGAACTTCTCCAACACCAGATGCTTGTGTTACTAAAATATCTAATTCACCAGTCGTCTGGTTGTAACCAGTTACTGTTCCAATCATATATGAGTCAACATCGTGTGCAATGATTGCTGTTTGTGCAATTGTGTAATCTACATTTTTATCAACCAAGATAGTTGAGAATGTTGAGTTCTTTGCAACAATAGTTTCTGTTTCAACAGATGTTGTGTGGTAGTGGTCTCCATCAGCACCTGCATCACCAGTATCGCCTTTATCGCCTTTGTCGCCCTTTAATCCTTGCTCACCTTGAATGCCCTGAATTCCTTGAGGCCCTTGATCTCCTGTGTCGCCTTTAGTTCCCTGAATACCTTGTGCTCCAGTTGCACCAGTTTCTCCTTGGATACCCTGTATTCCCTGTGGGCCTTGGTCACCAGTATCGCCTTTAATACCTTGTGGTCCAGTTGCTCCTGTGTTTCCAGTATCACCTTTAACGCCTTGGATACCTTGTGGACCTTGCGCTCCTGTAGGACCTTGTGCTCCAGTTAATCCAATTGGACCTTGAGGTCCTGTATTGCCAGTTGCACCTGTTGCCCCTGTATCGCCTTTAACTCCTTGAATTCCTTGGGGACCTTGGATTCCCTGGATGCCTTGAGGACCTTGAGGGCCAGTAGCAATTGCTAAACCTGCTGCATAAACTTTAATTCTTTCTTGAGACAATACTTCTACTTCTCCATTAAGAAGTGGTGATTCAGATGTTACTTTTACATAGCCTAGAGTCATCGTGTCACATCCTCTTCAACAGTTATTTGTCCTCTTAGAACTGTAGAAACATTGTCATTAACTGTATTTATGCCTTGGATATCAAAATAACTAATTAATGGAAGGTCTGAGTTATCTAGTGCAACTGTAAGACTGTTGCCATTCTTGACTATCTGCAATTCAGAGATTTCTGTTGCATCTGATGGGTATTCTCTCACAAGACCAGTAAACTCCCAGTCTGTTATGTCAATTTCTCTATCATTTTCGTCTACAAGAAGCATAGTTAAAACTGTTGTATCATTGCGATATACCATCCATTCAATTGATGGTGGCTGTACATTAAGGGTTTCCATTGATTTCCTCCCAAGGCTAATCTACTTTAATTGTACAATTGATGTATGTTGACTAACCCTGAAATTATCGCTGCCGTTTTTGCTGGCGCAGTGTCCGTCCTTGGAGCCTTTTTTGGCTTTACCAAGTGGATGATAAGCAAATTCCTATCTGAACTGAAGCCTAATTCTGGGTCCAGCATGAAAGACCAAGTTACACGATTAGAGCAAAGAGTAGATGATATTTACTCAATTCTCGCAAAGGAGCATCATGGCTAAGAATGTATATTACAATGGCAAACTCATTCCTGTAAAAGACTGGGACTACGATACAAAGAAACCTAAAGTTAAGGCTAAGAAAGCAGAAGTAATTGCTGAACCTGAAACCCAGGTTGAGGTAGTTGTAGAAGTACCAACTGAATAATTAAATTACAAAACCCTCCCGTTAGTTATCAGACATCGTGGGAGGGTTCTGCATTTCCTGGAGGCAGTCCAGAAAGTTATAGTGGTACCATTGTGTATTCTTTTTCAACATTTAATGGCATACTGGTTGGATTAAAATCACCAATCTTTGTCCAAGTTGCACTTGCAATTCCTGAAGGTGCTCCAACATAATCAGTTATATATAATTCGTAAGATATTCCTGTGCAAACTGGATTTGGCGTTCCATCATAATTACTCCATCTTGAAAAGTTTGCAGTAAATTTTGTTATATTGCTCATTGTAAGAGTAGGTAAAGGTGGAAGAAAACTTGGAATATTTCCAAGGTCTCCAACAAGTTCCCATTCGCTTCTAAATGTTGCATCAAGAGATTTGGTTCTAATTCCACCACCAGAATAAAGTCTTCTATTGTTATCTAATGTAGGAGAAAGTGGGTCAATTACAACTGGTGGATTTGTATCTGCAGTTCCTCCAATCCATTGCATTGAATAGCCTTCTGATTTTGCAATACTTGCGTTTTGTTCATTATAATATTGTGCAAGAGGAACAGTTTGTACAGTTCTGTTTTCATTAAAAGTTACACGAAGATTAGAGATAAAAGGGGTGTCCCAAGCATTTAGTCCTGTATAGTTTTTTTGTTTAAACTTTATATATCTAACAGGATAAGGAGCAAGAGATTCTACTATTACAGGTTCTGTTGTTGTTCTTGTTACTATTCCATTGTTTGTCACAGCAAGAGTAACAGTGTAAGTTCCTTTTGAAGCATATGTTTTTACTGGATCCTTTAGTGTAGAAGTTGTTCCATCACCAAAATTCCAAGCATAAGAATCTGCAGTTTCCATTGATGTAAAAGATACGGTTGTATTATTAAATGTATACTTAAAATAAGGAATGTTTGGTGGCATTGGTCTAATTGGTGTCATTGTATAAGTTCTACCAAATGTTTGTCTAGGAGCAAAGTTTGGAATTGCTGGTGGTTCAAAATATCCAATAGCAAAATCTCCGCCAAAAGAATCAGGAGCAGTAACATAGTATCTACCCCATGGCTCTGCTCCAGCAGGATATTTGTCATCAAGATTCATTCTTACAGTTAATATGTTTTGAGAATTATCAGCAGTTGTGTTTAATGACCAAGAAGTATGTCCGCCTGCAGAATTCTCTCTAAATTGAAATCCATAGGCTCCACCTGATGTTGAAGGGTCTTTTGTTAAGTATGTTGATGGTGTTGGTACTGGTGTTCCAAGTTGACTCCACCACAAATGGTCTGGATTATTTGGTGTTATTGCCGTGTTTTTGTTAAACAACAAGTTAGTTCCATCTGACCTTATTCCTCTAAGAAAAGAAAAAATTGGAGTACGGCTCCAAACTGTTAATGTTTTTACTAATTTTAATTGACTTACAGGCAATGATCCTGTATTGTATAGAGGTGCAACAGTAACAGTTTTAGTAACTGATGCTGTTTGTTCCCAAATATTTCTAGTGATCAGTGTAACGGTATAAGTTGTTGATGATGATGGTTGACCAGCATATGTTTTTACAGGATTTTTTTGTATAGAAAAACTTCCATCACCAAAGTCCCAAAGATAAGCGTCTGGCTCTTCAAAACCAACATTTGTTGATGTATTTGTAAATGTAACGACACTTCCGTTTACTGATGATGTAAAGTTTGGAGTCATTGTTGGCTGAACTAATGTAATTGTTTCTGTTTTTGTATTGTAAACCTTTGTCCCACCTGGACCATAAGCAAAAACCTTTAAACTAACAGTATAAGTTGTTTGAGTTGGTGCTGGGTCATAAACCTTAATTGGATTTCTTAATGTAGAGGTTGTACCATCACCAAATGTCCATAAATAAGAATCTGGTTCTCCAATTTCATGATTAACTGATGTATCAGTAAAACTTACCTGCCCAAAGTTATTTGTAAGATTTTGCGTCCATCCAAAATCTGCTTCTACTTCTGGCGTTCCAACTGTTAGTTGTTGTTGAAGAACAACAGTAAAACCACTGCTTAACAATACAAAAGCATAAACATACCAATTACCTGGACCATAACCACCATAACGGTTATCAGTAGGTTCTGTAAATGTTGAATCAGAATCAAAAGAATATGGTGCAAGAATTCCGTCATCATCAAAGTTCCATGTTTGTGTTAGTCCAGTTCTTGGTAATCCATTCTTAAACATGTTTCCACTTATTGCATAAGGCCAGATTTCTGTTATTTGATTTGCATCTGTTGCGCTTAAAGCCCAAACAACATCTACTACTGTTTCTGGGTCATAGTCTACTAATGTTGCAGTAAAATTAAAGTTTGCATCTCCAGTTGTTTCATTCATCTCAAGTGTTGGAAATGCTCCTTGATATTGAAATACAACTTCTTCTTTAGATGGCTTTAGTGTAAAACCCATTTCCCATTTGTCTGGAGCAATGCTGTGTGTGATACCAGCAATGTTATAGATTTTATCAATTGTTTCATCATTATTAATTTTATGCTTTATTCTTATTATTCTATTAAGAGGATAATCAGAGTATGTAAAATCGTTTTGCACATCTTCGTATCGTGCATTGTCAAATGTTATTTGTTGTATTTCTTGACCTGGAAACTGAGTTATCTGAAATATATTTTGTGAATAATTGCTTGCCCAATCTTCATTAGGCAATGTTGCATCTAGTGGATAAATAGTTGATATGCTTGCTGTTGAAATTGCATAATTTTCTATTGAGTCTTCTGATGTTCTTGTAAAGTTTTCTGATTCAGACTTTAATTCACCAGCATCTACAAATCTGTATTCGTTAGATATTTCTACTTGGTTAATTACTCTGTTATAGCCGTTATCAATTAGGATTGTTTCATATGGCTTACCGTCTTCAGGATCAGAACTAAAATCATAATCTGTATATGATGAGTATGGGTCTTGTTGTGGTCCCCAATAATTTGGATCGTACTTTGGAAAGTTAGAAACATTTATGTAGTTGTAAGACATTGGGTCGCCAAAATTGCTTTTTGCACTAAGGGAAATTAGGTTTGTTTGTGCATACTTGTTTATTACATCTAAATAAGTTTCTCCAACTTGAGGAATATATTTTGCTGGGGAGTATGCTAAATTTTCAAGACTGAGGTCACCAAAGGATTGTGTTGATTCAAACCAAAATCCTTGTGGTGTTGGATATCCTGGTGGACCAATATAATCTACACCAACATCAAGATACTTTGAACTAAAGTCACTCATGTATGGAATGAATTCAGTAAATGTAATTCCATTCCAAGTTGGTCCAGTACTTAGTGCCATGATTGCATCATGAGTATCCTGATCAATGACAACTCTTTGCATTGCGCCAAATATGTCTGTACCAGTAATTGTAATTATTGGGTCATCGTTTCTTTGGTATTGTACTTGAATGTCTGTTACATATCCTCTAAAGAATTCTCCAGACCTTTCATCCCAAAACTGAATTCTTGAATTATATTTTAGATTAGTATTAATCTTTGGGTCCATATCTGGATTACGAGTTACGATTGTAAACTGACCAGTGTCTATTTGTTCTTGTGGCCCTTCGTATGTA